CTGACGTCAACAATCGGCAAAACGTCAGTAGACGCTGAATCTGCTGCCGTTAAAGCCGTGAGTTCAGTGATCTTGACGTTTGCCATTGTAAAATCCTCAATATGGCAAGTCTACAAGCTTTGCAACCTAACGCCTAGAACGCAGAATGCGCGATCCGCCGCCAACGGCTTGTGCTGTCAGTGCCAGTTGAAAGACAGATGTATAGATAGCTGGTGTCCCAACGCAATTCACCCGCCGTTCCAGCAGCTGTTACGGCTGTGGGTGCTGTCCCAGCATTTATAGCTACAGGCTTGCCAAACGTCGCAAGCGTTGAGTCAAGTTTTAACAGGTCAGCATTACCGCCAGCACTTTTGACCTTGAATGTCAGCCTGCCATCCTCGCTGCCATCAGTGGCGTCTACGATCTCAGTAAAAATGCTTGCATAGCTAATATCTTCAGATGCTGCATTTTTTGACTGGAACGTAATCGTACTAATGTCATCACCCGCTACGCCCGCTCCACTGTTTCTAGTATTTTTAAATAACAAGTCTGCGCCAGACGCTGCTGACACCTCAGTGCATTCAATTTTTACCGCTGTTCCAGCAGCAGCGTTTGTAACATGCAAAAGGTTGTCTGGTGATGCTTCGTTGATTCCTACGTTTGAGCTAGCAACAACCATTCGTGTGCCAACTGTGCCGCCAGATATTGTTTGAAATTCAAGTTTTCCATCCTCTTCTGTGTTCGTTTGATCAATAATTGACGCTCTAATTTCAGCGTAATCTTCTGATCCTCCAGCACTATTTTCCCCTCTGTAAACAACACTACCTAAAACGTCGTTGTCGGCAGGACCTGAGCTGTTTCTAAACAATACGATGTTTGGCCCCTCTTCTGCACCGGTATTTGTATTTTCAACAATCAATTGCTCATTAGTTAGGCTATCGCTAAACAGATGAAGTTGAGCCGTTGCCGTTCCAGTGCCAAGTCGCAGACCTGAAGCTGTGACCGCTCCGATTTCACCGCCATCAACCGCAAAACCAATCTGGCCATTGCTTGTTTGAAACAAACCTGTATCGCTGTCCGTAGTGAAAGCAAAGCTGGGCGCTGCCGCACTCCCGATAGGAGCGTTGGTCAGCAAGTCCTCGTAAGTGATCTTTTTATTTTTGTCCGCATCAGCAGCTTCAGACTGATCAACCACCAAAAGCAAGTCGTTAGCGACCGGCGCGGTCAAAGCCGATAATGCTGAAATCTTGCGGTTAGCCATGGCTCAATTAGGTTGGATTAGCTGGAAGTTTTTTGCCGAATCCAGTTGCAGTATAGCGGTACTTGCGTACCACGAAAGCATTTGCGCTTGACAGTGCCTTTACTTCAAATGCCTCCCCAGGCTGCACAACAGGATAGGTGCCAGTGCTTGGTACATAGGCAAAAAATCGCTCCGCAGAAACCTGCAAAATATCACCGCTGTTAACCTGATTAGGATCAACAAAACTCGCAGACAAAGAAGGCGTTTGATAGAATGAATTAATGTAGTAATGGGAATTGTTTAGCGATGCAAGTGTTGAGACAGTTTGCTTTTCATCGCTTACTTCAACGCGCTCCAAAAGCTCAACATCAACGCCTAACTCACTAATCTCTGGCGCAATAGATGGAATTTCGGTGCTGAGAACTGCTTTAAATTGGAAGACTCGTCCAGTAGCAAATTTTGCCGTAAAAGGCTGCCATTCAGTAAAATCAGTAGCGTTCGACTCTGTTAGTATTGTGTCATTGTCTTCATAAACAATTAGATCGCCAGATGTTTGATTTTCGTCCCCTACATTGTCTGTACCAGGAGCAGTGTCAGAAGTTCTGAAATACAGCTGTACGTTTGTTATACCTCTTACGTCGGCAGTTTCGTTCTTTGCAACTGCAGTCAGTATGACCTCATACTTGCCGCCCATGTCAACCTGATTGTTAAAAAAATACGTTCCCTCTTTGACTGTTGGCGATATAAAAACATTCTCTGCCGTTGTAATGGATCGACTTGTGCTCGACGTTACGGTGAAACTTGTGTCATTTGCTGATGTAACAAAAAATGGAGAGTTAAAGCTGTCAGCCCTAGCCGCCCCAGTGAGCCTTAAATTGACAAAATCAAACTCCTTGTAACCGAAAGACGGCGTGATCGTGATTGTAGTGCCGCTTTGCGTATAACTGCCGCGAACTTGCGTAGCGCTGGAAATGCTTTGACCCAAAGTTAGCTTATTGTTTCTTTTTTTAATTTGTATATCATGCACACCAGAAAAAGTCGAATCAGCATCCGCTGTTGCGCGAAGGTTTTCTCGAATAGTCCCAGTTGTTAACAAACTGCCATCAAAAAGTTGTGACTTGATAAGCAAACGTGAAATATCGGAAATGTCTAATGCCGAGACTTGCGCTGCATTTGTGCTTTGTGCGTTTGTTCTTATGTCACGCAGTTTTGCGTAATATACTCCTGGTCGATATGGAATCATATAACTTTGCGTTTTTGCAGGAAACTCAGCAACAAATGTCGTAGCTCCCCAAGATGATGCAGTCTCGCTGTAACGAATAACAACTTTGAAAAACTCAGAGGCTGAATCTATCACTTCATCATATTGGACCTGCGCTGTAACTTCGTTTGTCATCCGCACCGACAAATTCGTAATATCAGGCGGGACAATCGCAACATCTTCAGACGGAATCAACTTCGCAGATTGCAATACACCTGCATTAGGCGAAGTTGCAATTTTTGTAACTTCTTTGCTAAAATCACTATTTGACAAGCCGATTGCTTTTACTTGAGCAATAAAAACACTGTTTGGCGGTATAAACAATTCAGAGCCAACTTCCTTGTATTGACCCTTCAAAGTCTCGCGCAAACCAGACGTTCCAGTTGTAATTGAAAGCTCATAGCCAGTTGTGACACCCGTTGCACCACGGTCCCATGATACCAACGCTTGAAATACTAAATTTCCAGAAGTTTGAACCGGTCGAAATGTTACGTTTAAGTTTTCAGGAGGTGATGGTCGTGACGTGTACGCACTTATGGGCTCTTCATACAGCTGGTTTCCCGCAACGTCCGCAACGCTATAAATACTATCGTTGTGCTCAACGCCTACAATCGCATACGTTCCATCGCCATTGTCAGCTACTGCAAGGCACCTAAATTTTTGCTCATTTAACGAGTCAGTCGCAATAGAATAAACAGATTGTGCTTTTGGTAGTTCGCTAAAAGCAGGTGTTGCTTGTATTCTTCGGCGGCCCGAAACAACGCTGCTTGATGCAATCGATCGAACCTCCACCGTGCCATTGTCTAATACGCAAGTTAGCTTTGGATTTGTTCCACTTGGTATGGTTACGTCCGCGTCTAATGTCACAAAAGTTGCATCGCCTGCGCCTGCATCTGCTTGATGCACCCTGCCTGCAATTCGATCACCTGCACGCATTTCATCTGAAACAGCGAACACTTGGCCAGGTACTACCACCGCACCATCAAGCCCCGTTGCAAACTTAACAATGTTTGAATCCAGCTCTTCTGATGCCAACACCCAGCGAGCTAATCGGGCGGCTTGCGTTTTGGATGTGCAACCAAAACCTACAATCTCCTTAACTTGATGACCAATCTTTTCACGCAAAGATGAGTTTTCTACGCAAACAGTGTCAGGTCTATACAAATCATCTGGGTTGTTATAACGAACTTTTACAGTTGTACTCCTTGCTTTAACAGAAGTGCCTTCATACTCAAACTGACCGCCTACGACATTCGAGTTATTAAAAACATGGACAGGCGGTATAACGCTTAAAGAGCCATCAGTTTTGCCTAGCTCACCGTGATCGCCGGTTGCAGTAATGCCGTTTGTTTGCCAATAAAGCATTCCACGAAACACGCTTGCAAAATCTTGTAAAACTTCAAAAGCGCTGGCTTGGTTGCTTACGACAGTGTTACAAGCAAATCTTGGCTCTGTAGTGCCGTCTGGCAGCGTAATCAGCTCGTTTGCGTAAAGAATTAGTGGATACAAATCAACCCAACTGACATTTTCAGCGCTTACAAAACTGCCCGCTCCAAACCGCTCAGAAAGCAGTAGGTGCCTCCAAATGCAAACAGGACATGTCGTCCACTCTTCTTGACCCTTAGACGTGCCATCAAAATCGGTCAGCGCGATTCGCTCCAAACTCCCATCGTCCCTTGCTGTCATATTGTTGGGAATCTGCACCTTGATTCCTTTAATAAGATAAGCACGCGTTGGCAATGATGAAAAATCTTTTGTGCCAATAGTCAATGACGCATAGGCAGTATTAGCATATCTAACGGTTGTTCTTTGAGACTCTTGAAGGCTTTGCCAGATCAGCTGATTACCGCGCCCATTTTGCAGAGAAATTTTTCTCTTGTTAATGTTTTTATCATCAATCGACTGGTAGTTGGCCTCAAACATTGCCTCACGGCCGCGATCTAAATTACCCGTATCAATAGCTCTAATTGCTGTATCTTTTTCCGGTCCATCAAGATCCGCTGGAACGTAAGTAAACTCTTCCCCCCGCTTTCCAGTAAACGTTTCATTTTTGATGTAAATATAGTCTAATTTTTTAACAGTAACAGTACAAGGATGCCCACAACGTGTTTTAATTTCAATTTCTGGACTTTGCACTTGATAGGTTGAAGTAGCGATACCAGTTACCTGCATACGTGTCTCTTTGCCGCTTACCGTTCCAAGTGGGCCTTTTGCTGTTATTTCTATGCAGATTGTTGCGTTAAAAAGTTGGTTTGCGGCTAGGCCATCAACCGCGGTAGAAAAAAGCCTAGGAATGTTGAATAAGCAAGAAAAGTGGTCTGTACTGGTGTTAGTGATGGTTCGTGATACTGAGCCTCCCCCATAAGAACGACTAGTACCACCGTTGTCTACAAACCCATTAGTATTCAGTAGCTCATTGTAGTTTTCTCCAACCTCAACCCCCACTGATGTTTCTGTAACTATTTTAATGCCTTCATCTTGTGGCAGGTCTTGATCGTAAGTACCATTTCTAAGGTCTACATGTACAGAATCAAAATTTACTGCGCTGGTTTCGTTTAAAAACGTTCCCTTTTCTTTTAAACTCTCTTCAGGGTTGGACTTTTCAGACCCCCATCCTTCAATGGTGCCTTCACAAAGAAGGTCAAGGATGTGGATGGAGGATTCGCTTCTTAGTGTCATTACTCTATTAAACCTTCGGTGTTGTTTTGCGAATCATTTTCAAAGAAATTATAGCCCGAATACCGGACTTGGATCCGCATCTGCGTTTGACCTGAAGACCGCGCGTGCGTTTCATGGTCAATCACAGTAATTTTAGTTTCAATTTCTGCGTCATTTTCATCATCTTTAAATTTTGGATATTCTATTGCGTGACACCATCTAAATTTCTGGCTTTTTGTAAACAAACCTTGGACGGTTGCCGTTACATTCGCCAACACCGGATCTGGGCCTGACACATTGCGGCCTGTAAGCGTGATTCTATAAGTTACAAAGCCATGAACTCGCGTAGTGCCTACGCCACCAACACGATCAAAAAGACCACGGTCTAGCTCAAGAAATATCTGGTAATTTTTTCTTCTCTCTTGATTTTTAAAATGCTTATTAGGCAGCAACGTAAGCGACGGTGTTCGTTTTTCACCCTCTGAGTTTCTTAAAGCCAAAATGCCATTATCTGTGCCAGCAGTTTGGTCTACTCTTGAAAGGTTTGATGAATTTTCAACGCCTGATGTGTTTAATTGATCTTCGTTCCAAAGCCTGGTGCGTAGTCCGCCAGCTGATTTGAATCTGTTTCGCATTCTTTCTCCGTTAACAGTGACATTTTCTAACGAGGGTTCAACGATTGAATTTCTTAGCACTCCAAAAGATTTGTCCTGACCAGCCGTTACCTGAATTGATAATAAATGGCTGCTTACTAACACTTTGCCAAACGCAATAGGAACAGTCGCTCCAATGCCTACTGTGTTAGTACCTGCACCGCTGTACGCATACGATTGGGTCCCATTCATGGCACGGGTCACGTTTTGCGGCCCAACACCAGAAGAAGACTCGCCTCTTCCAGTCATTCTGTTTGTTTTTGGGACTTGCGGTTGCGGCGAAATAATATCAGCCACACCACCAAGAATCATTG